AGGTCGCTTTGGAGGCGGAGGACCTGACCCAGCGGAAGTAGCGGCCTTTAATGCAGAAGTACAAAGACAAGAACAAGAAAAGGCTCGCGCGGCAGCTCAGGCTAGACAGGCTAACGAGCTTCTAACTAGGGCGGGAGAAGTTAAACTATCCAGTATAGGTCAACAAGGTGCTGGACAAAGTAGAGCCCTTGATAGAATCGTAGCTGGTTTTAGAAGCTCATTATTATAAGGAGGCCTTAGATGCCAAGACGTACAGATTTACTAGTAGATCAGGTTAGGCGAGCCACCGATAACGAAGACGTGAGCACAACAACCGGAATCTCTAACGAGGAAATAGTTCAATATTTAAATGACGCTCAAGACAAACTCCAGGCCTTGATTACTCAACAACACCCTGACGTATTCACGGTTGAAAGTACTATCGATCTAGTGGCTAATACCGAGCAGTACGACTTACCTACGGATATCTATTTAGATAATAGAATTAGCTTTGTAGAGTTTAAATACGGGGGAGGATCTGGAGATTATTTTAAATTACGTCAACGTCCTATAGATTATCGATATACAGTAACTAACGGAGATCCAGAATACTATATAAGACGTGGTGGAAAAATTTTAGTTAACCCCATTCCAAATGTCGCTACTACAGACGGTATTCGGATTACATATCAAAAGAAGCTTAAGGACCTAGATATTCGACGAGGGAAGATTACTAGCGCTAGTCTAACTAGCACGACCTTAAATAGTTTCACATTAAATCTAACATCTAGTCTGAATAAAGATAGTAATCTACAGGAAAATGGTGAGGCTGTGTTTAATAGTGTAGATTATATCTCCGTAGTAGATAAGGATGGCGGAGTAGTTTTAGAAAAAATACCTATTGATTCATACGTAGAGAGTACTGGGGTACTTACAGTAAGTTCTGGATTTACTACCTCTGTGTTGGCCGCGACTTTTGTGGATAAGTATATAGTTTCCGGACATACCGCCACATCCCACACAGAACTCCCAGACATGTGTGAGAGATTTTTAATTTCTTACGCGGCCTGGAAGCTCCTTAAAAGAGACGCCTCCGTTGAATCAGACGAACAAGAGAACGAATTAGTATCAATGGGACGTGACATAGTAGCTGCGTTCGCAATCATCGATGATGATATAGATGATATTCCAATAACTCACTCAGAATGGTTAATATAATGGCTAAATATGTTCATCCCAGGTATGACATAATCAAGGGCCTGGATTTAAAAAATAACGAAGTTAACCGTAAACCGGAAAGTGCCTCTGATACACGTAACGTTCAGAAGGTCATTACTGGTGATAGGCAGTCTATTGAGAGACGTAAGGGCTACAAAATGATGGCGGCCGATGGGGAGGCCTATGGAATTACGGTATATGATAAGATCGACTCTACCACAGGGGCCATTGCAGAAGAATTAGTTAGAGTAAGTAATGTAGCTCATAAATTAACGGAGTCTTCAATAACTATCAGTTATACGGGAAGTGCTGGAAGTATAGCTCTTAATATATCTGCAGTAACTGGAGATAAAATTGAGCTAACGATAGTTGAGGACGGTGTTACTACAGCTACTATAGATTTAGGTAAGGGCTTTGATGAGTCTTCTACTGTGACTATGGCAAATCTTAAGACTACTATAGACGCACTATCAGACTTTAGTATGACTATAGCCGGGGACACTTCTGTTCCGGCAGCCTCTTTAGAGTTCCAAACAGCAACTGCTATTACAGCATCCGTCGCAGCTACGGTTAAATACTGGTATTGGACAGCTATTAATACTACACAAGCTACCCCCCTTTCCGGTAATACTGCTAATAAAAACGACGTTGAATTTGAGAACGCCACCTTTGCTAACTTTAACGGTAACTTATATATCTCGAACGGGTATGATCCACTACAAAAATATGACGGCCAGAACATATATAATGCAGGCCTCCCTGCGGGAACTCAACCAACTGCGGCCACTGCCTCCGGATCTCTCACTGGAGATTTTAAATACAAAATATTACATGAGCAAGTAGATAATGCGGGCAATACTATACAGAGTGCTATATCAGCTGAGTCAGCTACCGTGAGTCCAGCTACTAACAGTGTAGATGTCACGGTAACTAATATTGAAGACGGTACTGGATATAATACTAATGGAGCTGTTGCGGACGGTAATCAGACTGTCGCGGTTTCTGGAGGTACAGTCACTCTAACTGTAGACAATGGGGCCTCTGGAGATCAAACATTTAATGCGGGAGACACGGCCTTTTTATTAAATAGAAGTACTAGTGCATACACTGCATATGCCGTAGCTTCGGTGACTACAACCACAATAGTTTTAACAAGTTCAGAAACTATACAAGTTAATGACAACGATCCTATTTCTAATAATCTAAAGATTAAGATATATAGAACTAAAAACGGTGGTAGTGATTTCTTTTTAGTTGAGACTATTCCTAACGACTTTAGTGGTACTACTCAAGTATATAATGATACTACTACAGATGCTAATTTAGGTGCTCAATTTATAGATCCGGTTAAAACTCCCGGACTACCTCCTCAAGGCCGCTATGTTACGGTATTCCAAAACCAGTTGGTGATTGCGGGAGATCTAACTAAGGTTAATCGATACTACTGGTCTGATATAGGTAATGCCAATAACATTGAATCGTTTCCTGCGGCCTCTAACGGTAAGGACGTATTAGTTCGTTTTGGAGGAAAGATTACAGGCCTGGGGTCTATTAGTGATACTTTGATAGTATTTAAAGATAGATCTATGTCCTATGAGACTGGAGACTTTGCCGGGGACGACGTTCGAAGTGATGTCATTACATCTGGCGACATAGGATGTGTGGCACACGCTACAATACAAGACGTATCTGGATCCTTGTTCTTTCTTAATAAGAGAGGAGTTTATGCTATCACAGGTGGGGGCTTACCTCAATTAGTATCGGACGATATATCTCCAGTATTCTCCAAGACCTTAACTGATACAGACGAGATAATAAAGTTCAAAAGGGCTCAGGCGGTTAACTTTGCTGAAAAGCAACAATATATTCTATGGCTGCCTACAGAAACTACTAACGTGGATGTGTATGCTAACACTAATTCTAACATCTACACATTCGACTATTTCAATAATGAGTGGTTTAGATGGGATAACATGAATCTACATAGCGGCCTAACTATATTAGATGACGAATTATGGTGGGTAGAGCGTAGATTTTCAAGTATCAACGGAGACGTAGATTTTAATCTATATAGGCAGAGTAATACTAACTTCGAGCATGATTATGCAGATCACACCTCTATTATCCCTTGGAGATATGTATCTGGTTGGGTAGATCTCGATAATGCTGATACTTGGAAGAAATTTTTAAGGGTTAGATTTAGTTCTTTTCCCGACCCTGATTTTGAAGAGACTACAGGATTTAATATTACTTGTAGTACTGAAATTGATTATATTCGAGGGTCTTCGCACACGAGTGGTGTTTTAGTTAATTTTGCTAACCAGGGGTCTGGTTGGGGAGTTGACGGATGGGGAACCTTTGCTTGGGGAGGATTTAGAGATCAACTATTTGTAAGTAAATTAAGAACAGGTAAAGCTAGATCTCTGAGAATAGTTCTTGAAAACGAAGAACTCAACACTAACGTACTTTTATCTGGATGGGCTCTTGAGATAGCAGCGGCCTACAAACCTAGGACGAGGTTATAACCGTGAGATTTAGAACCCTACAGCCCTATAGAGGGCGAAATGAGAGAGATCTTAATGAGTATCTAGTAGTTACTCTTCCTAAGGTCATGAGGGAATTAGATGTAGGCCTTCGTAATCTAGATATTGAGCAGAACACTAACTCATTTATTAAAGTTGATTTAGTTATAGCTGCAACTACTGAAGTTAGTATTGTTAATGAGATTCGAGATTCTGCAGGTAATAAGCTTATACCCACTAAGTGGGCTGTGTTAGACAAGGTATGTACCGGCACTTCAGATATTGCTAGAGGAGATACATCTTGGACTACTGATCTATTATATTTAGTTAATCGTGGTGGAACTAGTGCCACTGTAAAAGTTATTTTTTGGAAATAGGAGATATATTATGGCTGACGGAGAATTCACACCAAGAACTCCAGAGGAACGTGAACAAGATTTTCAGCGCCGCTTAGGTCAGTTGAGAGAAGAGCGTGCTATTGACGTAGCTGAGGGACGTGCTCGCGGAGAGGAATTATTCGGAGAGGGGACATTAGGTAGAGTCGAGACAGGTAGGCCTGCTGAAACTCAACAACTCATCCAAGAGCGTCGTGCTGGATTGGGGGGTTTGACTTCTCAGGAACAAACGGTAGCTCGAGAGAGAGCTCTTCAAGGAGTCACTGAGCAATCTCAAACAGAACTCGCTAGGGTTAGAGGCATACTAGGTCGGCAGGGTGGTCAGTTAGACGATCCTTCTGCGGTAGCTCAACAGAGAGCTGTATTAGAAAGATCTCTTAGAGAGCGCGGTAATGTGGAGAGAGATTTACTCCTAGCGGACGTGGCCTTAAGAGAGCAAAGACGAGGAGCCTTAGAGGGACTAACTGGACAAGCACAAGCGGCTGACCTAACTAGAGCTCAGATAAATGCAGAGCGTAGGCAGCGTGAATTATCCGGACAACTTCAAACTGAATTTGGTATTGCTGGCCTAGGATCTCAGGAACGCTTCGGTCTAAGACAACTTCAGGAATCGGAAGAGCAGGCTGAGTCTGCAAGAGCTCTTCAACAAGAGTCTTTGAGACTACAAGAGAAATCTATAGATAAACCGACTCCCGCGGCACCTAAAAGTGGAGGTAAGATTATTTGCGGAGAGTTAAACAGACAAGGTCTATTATCAGACCGTATCTATACAGGAGATCTGGCCTACGCACAGAACATATCGACAGATACTAGGGACGGCTACATATTCTGGTCTAAGTATTACGTAAGACTCATGCAAAAATCCAAACTATTCACATACTTCATCCTACCGTTCGCACACGGTTGGGCGACAGAGATGGCCCACAAAGCCGGTTATACAAAATCTGGCAGTTTGATGGGTAAAGTGCTAAGTTGGACCGGAGAGCCTGTGTGTAACTTAATAGGTAAGATACGAAGATTCTTTAATTACGAACCCGATATTTACGGTGAGGAGATGATTAATGGCTAATTTAGGTGGATTTGGTGACTTATTTCGCCAAGCAATGCAAAATAGAGTTCAAAATATACCTCAACCTCAACAAAACATGGAGGGTGTGGTTCCTGAAGACGAACGACGTAGGATGTTAGACGAGTTATTAAAATCCCAACAAGCGGCTCCTACTCCAGCCCCAGCTCCAGTTCAAGCCCCTACAACTACTGTAGACTTACAGCAGGCCGCTTCTCAAGCTAATTTAGAAGCATTAGACGCTAGTCGGGCTGCTGTAGAGTTAGAGAGTAAGGCTGCTGGTGATCGGGCTCAGCAACAGAGTCAGCAGTTATTACAGAATGCGGCCGAAGTTACTCAAGAAGCGGGAGGGCCTCAAGTAGTTCAAGCTCAGGTCTCCCAAGGTTTAAGTCAAGCTGTAGGTGAGGACGTGAGTCCTGAAGAAGCTCAAGGTGCAGTACCTCTTATGAAGGAACTACTCGCCGACCTAGATGAAAGTCGCGCAGGTATTAAATCCGAACTAAGTAAAAAACTCGAAACAGGCAGTACTCAAGGCCTTAGTAAGCAAGAGAAGATAGCTGTGGGTCTACTAATGATTTTGCCTGCAATTGCAGGTGCTATCATTAAAGGAAAGCAGGGTTTGGGAGCCGGTTTGCAGGCCTCAGGTCAGGGATTATTAGCGCTCAATAAGGGAGCTCAACAACAACAGCTTAGGGCCGAAGAATCTCAACAAGCTGAGAGTAAGCGTAGAACAGGGTTGAGAAAAGAACTATTAGACATCGATCTACAAAGAGTTAAAATAGCTGACGCACTACAAGCTAGGGAAGAGGCTCCTCTACAAGACGCAGTAGGTGAGGACTTAGCTAAGGAGATTAGAGCTGAAAACAACGGTAAGCCTTTAAATGAAGCTCAATCCAAGAACGTACTATTTGGCGCTAGAATGCAGGAATCTGGTAACACATTGAACGATATAGAGAAAACGTTAGATGTAAATGATCCAGCTACTGCGGCTCAACTAGCTCGTATAGAACTCCCATTCACAGAGGCTGCTTTACAGGCTCCTAATGTGTTAAGGTCTCCTGAGATCCAGAAGTTCTTACAGGCTCAGAGAGATTTTACTAATGCTGTATTAAGGAAGGAATCTGGTGCAGTTATTTCGGAACAGGAATTTGATAATGCCAGAAAACAGTATTTCCCTAACATAGGAGACAGTCCTGAAGTTATAGCACAAAAAAGAAAAAATAGAAGTGTCGCCTTAGAAGGTATGAAAGCTACTAGTGGGATTAGTTCTAAGATGTTCGATAAGATCCTTAAGAAAGCAGATCAACCTGAAGAAAAGGTTTCTAAAGAATCCCCCGAAGACGATTTTCGCAGTATGTCAGACGAAGAATTACGAAGAATATTAGGAGAATAATAACATGGCCTCGAGAAAAGAACAAGCTAGAAAAGAACTAGCGCGACGTGAGCTAGAGAGACGTCAAGCAGAATCCGAACAAGGATCCACGTTAGAGCAAGCTAAGGCCTTTGGATTAGGTGCCGCTCAAGGGGCTACATTAGGATTTGCCGACGAGGTTGCTGCAGGAGCCGCGGCCGTAAAAGACGTAGTAACTGGAGAGAAGTCATTCGGACAGGCCTACGATGATAGATTAAAATCTGTGCGAGGAACTTTCGAGGAAGCTGAGGCATCTCAACCCGGAGCATTTCTAACAGGAGACGTGGGAGCCTCTATCGCTACTGCACTATTACCCATTCCTGGAGCTAAAGTTGCGGCTGGCGCTAAGGCTGGTCGTTTGGCGACTTTAGGTAAGGGCGCTGGGATTGGTGCTGGGATTGGTGCTGTAGAAGGTGCTGGTCGATCAGAGGAGGGAGTTATATCGGGAGCCTTAACTGGAGCTGCTCTAGGAGCTGGCGGGGGTGCTGTTAGTGGTGCATTAAGTGCTGCTGCAACTAAAGCCCTAACTAAAGGAGCTAAGGCTGCTAAATTAGGGGCCTCAGCAAAACAATTGGAAAGGCGTCTAGGAGATAAAGCTACTTCTCGTATTGAAAAGTCTTTAGATAAGTTGGATGATCTTGGGATCGTATCCGATGCTGATTTTGTTGCGTCCAGATCAGGAGCGCTACCTATAGAATCTCTCGAGGCCATAGAACAGAGGGCTGCTGGAGTTCGATCTCAGAAAATCGCTCGGATAAACGATATAGTAGACGAGTATAAAGCTACCAATCCCGACAAAGTTTTCTCTGCACAAGAGATCGGCCTAGATGATTTGAAGAGTCGACTAGGATCCATGTCTAACACAGCTAACGCGTTAGACCCTAGTACATCTAAAGCTGCTGGTCTAATTAACGATATAGAAGATTCTCTACGTCAGGGTAAGTTAGACATCGATACTTTAAAGGATCTTAAGATTGACGTTGATGATCTAGCTGAGGATTTATTTTTCCGTAAAGCTATAGGTCGACGTAAAGGTAAACTTATAAACGAAGCTAGAATACAACTTAAAGATACTTTAAATAATGTATTAGGTAAAGAATATGCAGACGTCAATTTAGACTTATCTGCTATACATACTTTAGAAGGATCGCTATCTCCTGCACTAGGCCGGGCTACCAAATCAACGGGGCTTAAAGAGGCAGGTGGATTACTAGATCCATTGGCCGAAAGCCTCCAAAAACAAGGAGTGTTAGGAACTGTTGGTCAGGCTGCGGGTAGTGCGGCTGGAGGTTTGACACGAGGAATTCAGTCTGCTATCGATGTAGCAGCACCACTAGTACCGGCACCTGTTGCTGGAGCACTGGTTAGTGGGCCCACTCAAGGGGCGCCTAGTGCTAATCTAGATCCTACAATACCTGAAGATAGGTTATTGATCAAAGACCGCATCATAAAGAAACGCGCTAGAGGTGAGTTAGACAGTCGTGAGGCAGCAAAAAGACTTCAGAGACTAAACCAACTTCAGGAGGCCTCGGGGGATGATTCCATTATATCTCCACCTCCCGCCCCAGCACAACCTAACCTAGGAACTCTAGACAATATTTTAGGAAGATAATGATATGGATAAATCTCGAATAGAACAGCACATAGTAGATATACGAGCAGAGTTAGCCGCTCAACATCAGTGCCTTAAAGAACACATGCGCCGAACGGAGATATCCGAACGACGCTTATTATTGATGGAAGATACTATAGTAGACCTCACAGTAACGATTTGGTTCGCTAAAGGAGCCATTGCCCTCTTTAGTTTCTTATCGTGTGTTGGAGGTATGATGCTGACGTTAAAGCAGTTTCTCTAAGTAAAAACCACAATCCCATCCGCTCGATACTAATAATGCGGGCCTGGGGGTCTGCGGGCACTGGAACTAAAGATATCTCTAAAATATCGGCATCCAGTGTCATTCCAGAAACAGCATTCGTCATAGGAATATATCCTATAGATACATAGGCCAGGTATTTGTTTAGTACTAGGTTTAGTATATTATTATGATTTTCGAAATTCAACTCAGCCTCAAAATAAACTTTTCTGGACCCTTTTATTATTTTAGTAACATGTCCTAATATATGGCTAGATTTAGATTCGTGCTCTAATAATATAGGAATTTGATGTCCTCTAGGATTAAATCCTTGTGGATCTATCGCCCTTCCGTTCCTATTAAAATTATTCGTGTGGGCAATTCCGGATATCTTATAGGTATCCATACTATAATCCACTCCAAATAATGCAGTTGCTATTAATAACATTGTAATTACGGCTCTCTTCATAATACTACCCCTTTATAATGGAGTCGTCATCAAATCTATCCCAATCCTTCTTGAAATCGCGTAAGACTTTTCTGATCACATCCTTGTTAATATTGTGTTCCTTTAATCTCTCTTCTAGTTCATCCGTAACGTATAACCTTAGATTATCTAGGGCTGCCTGTTTGGCTGCCTTATCTCTCTTATATCGAAGAGTGGATCCCCACCCCTCCGCTATAGGTTTTAATACGCCACCTACTAATGTGGTTAACCAGTTCATTTTATAAAATCCTCGAATATTTCTACATCTTTTAGTTTCTGCACATGGACCTTGATTCGACGTCGAGCTCTATATATTCTTCCATATATAGCCTTCTTTGTCATTCCTGTGATGTCTACTAATTCATCATAAGATTTCTCTAATACAAAATATAGTATTGCTACTTCTTTTTGACTATCATCTAGTACTTCATTTATTATCTCAGTCAGTGTTGACTTGACAAATTCCTCTGCTTCTGAGGCCTCTATTGAATCAGAGGGACTGTTATCATCACTCCTATAATAAGGAGATCCTTCATATATATCGAAGTATAGTGGTGAGGCTAGTGAGTTATAGTGCCTTATAATACTAATACTCTTACCTACCGTTATCGTATTTAACCATCCTCTAACAGATCCCTCTGTTCTAAATTTAAACTTATCACAAGTATTCCAAGCATATATCAAGGCAGCCTGGACTGCATCATTAGCGTCGTGATGGTTTCGCACAACCTTACGGGCCACATTATACATGTGGTTCCTGTATCTATCTATTAACTCATCGAAGGCTTCGGAATCACCTTCTTGAGCTAACTTAAGGAGTTTGAAATCGTCTTCGTGTGTCATAATCATTCTTCTAATGAAGGATAGTGTAGGGGGTTCTTTAATACCATCCATGTTTTTCCTTTACTATCTTTGAATAGTTCTATTGCGGGTTGTTGTTTTAATGGGTCATTTGTTATTGAATCATAATATAATATGAACTCAATGTCCACCATATCCTCTTCTTCATTCTCATAATACTCTTCGCTCATTTAATATTTCCCCCACTAGTTTATCTATAGATAATTCGAAGTCCTCTAAACTTCCTGTGTTATTAATCACATGATCAAATTCAAAGTTATCTAAATCTCTCTCAGTATCGTCTTGATTAGGTGGTTTATCAAATCGATTAACTCTAACAGTCACTATGTTATAGTCTGGATAATGTCTCTTCAAGGCCTTGTATTCGTCTCTGAATCTCCAGTCTGTTAGGGTAAATAAAGTCTGACCTAATTGTTCCGCGGCAGCTATTGGTGCGCATAACGCTCTTACCCAATAGTCCTTCATCACTAGGCGCTTGATCTTACCCTCATGCACTAGTAGAGCTCGGGGAGTCCAGAATGATTGTTGTGGGCCTACCGACATATTCTCATAATACATTTCCACAGCTTCCGTACAGGCTGGGAGTTGCTTAATAGGTTCCTCTTTAAGATCCTGATCATGAAATAATTCTAAAGGTAGTCCGTACTGTATGGCTGTGTTATATTTCAGAGCTCCTGCTAGAGATAATTTATGGAGTCCGGCTACCTTACATAGCCGATCCCCCATAGTATCTTTACCTGAGCGCTTCCAACCTGAAATCGCTATAATTAATTTCACCATTATTCTTCCTCCATGATAGGTATTTCAAATAATAATCCTTCTTCACTCATTAGATACCACTGATCGGGATGAAGATAGAAGTCGGCGAGAAGTACACATAAGGTAAATTTTTGTTCTTGTGGGACATCTTTATGTATAGACTTTAGGTATATTTCACTTCCACAAGAGTAGCCGTTATCTTTTAGAAATTTTGAGAACCCTTCCCAACTTTTGAAAGGTTCAATAATAGTATCAGGTTTTCTAAACATTATTCAGTCTCCTCTATTAATTTCGTGACTGATCCTTGTCGTCTGATTTCTTGTTAGTCTTCTCGAGTTGTTTTGCTAACTTCACTAACTCGGAAGTGATAAACTCCCTATTGTCCTCTAAAAGTTTTGCTGCTTGATCATCTAATTTATTTTTTGATTTAGATGAAAAATATTGTGCTAACACAACAGCCAATAACATTAGTGCTGGAATCATAGCGATTAATAGTTCTGACATTTTATTTCTCCTCGGTTATTGCTGCTTCTTTATTCTCTTCCGCCATACGCTTAATGAGATCTTCTTTCATTTTATCTAGGCCCTTACTCCAGGCGCCTACAGCGTAGCCAGTCCCTGTAACTTCTCCAAGTGCAGTCTTAATGCCCTCAATAAAACCCTTAAGAATTTTATCTAGATTCTTATCATTATCAGGGGACTGTAAAACTTTCTTAGCTTTCTCTACCAATTCTTTTAGTTGTTCTTCATTTAGTACTTTAGTCATCTTTTTTCACCTCTATTTCATTAAAGTTTTCATCTAAGTCACACCAATTTATGACCCATTTAAGAGCAACTATCATCCCTAGTAACTCTCCGTATTTAACTGGATTTACAAAGTAATCCATTCTAGTCTCCATAGCTTTAACTAGATTTTTAATCAAAGTCTTAACTTGTAATCTAGTACGACCTTTACCAGATCGACGGTGATACCAATTGCGGTGGGGTTTAGTCACCTGAAGTACCTCTCTTTAAATTATTCTCCCTCATCTTCATCTCTCGAAGTTTAGTTCTTTGAGTCGCTACTTCTTTACATACCTCTTCTAAATCTCGCTTAGCTTTCTCTAGAGTTAATTGTTCCTTACGCTCTTCGAGAATCTTTATGTCCTCCTTGAGAGATCTAAATTCTTTTTTATATTTAGAGACCTTCTTCTGATACTCGTGTAAGCTCCATTTATCTTCTAATCCAGACTCCATCCTATTCACATATACTTGAAGTTCCTCCAAATGAACACTAAGATATTTTAATCTGTTTATTAAAAACATATTATCTATCTGACTATTTATCCCCTGGCTATCTTTAGCTAGATTGGATAGAGTGGCTATAAGATCTCTCATCTCGCCTATCGCATTACACACATATCTGTTGGTCATAGGAGCTCCTTTATTTATACTCTAATTATATCATTTTTGTATTTATTTGTCAAATCTTTTTGAAATTTCTTCCAATCCCCAAATCGCTAAGCCTACTGCATCTAGAGCGTCCTTGATTGCTCGTTGATTATTTTCTTTAGCGTCCCAAGGCCATTGTTTCATGTCTTGTGCAATTTTAGCCTTGATGAGTTTGTGGTTCTGGTCCTTGGGTTTTCCTCTGGTCCATATTCTAGGGAGTACAAAAAATGTATCTTCTATGTCGGAGGAAATAGCCGCCGTAGCGCTGACGTAGCCAATACGAATAAGGTCATTAGGGTTAACATAGTGGTGCTCCTTAGGCTTAGGGTACTTTTGTTGAAATTCTACTACATTATAATCAGCTATGTCTAGGCCGCGTTTCGGGATCTCGTATAACACCGCGGTCATCATAGCCTTAACTTTATCTAGACTGCCCGGCACTCCTGTCCAAGCGGGCCGTATAACACCGACTCGTTTGACTTTTATGCGGGATACTTTGTCTTGTTCTACTGTACCAGACACTAAAGCGTATCCGGTAAAATTAAGTCCGGGGTCAATTCCTAGGATCGTGAATCGTTTGCGGGGGCTCGCCATATCTTCTTCTCCATTATAAAGGGTCCATTCTTTAACCACCTGTTCATCACACTGGCTTCTACCGTAATTCTTAAATCTGGCATCATTACCTGCATGGCGTCTATCATTAGTTTAGCCATATAGTCTATTTTAGATTCTATGTGGTCGTCTTCCTTACATTCTATAATTATCTCATCGTGTATGAAGGCCTTGATCTCGCAGCCGCTTAAAGGGTTGTCTGGCATTAGGCATGCTTCTCCTACTCTACACACTGCGGCCTTAGCGCCGTCCGCACTTAGACATTGCATGGTAGTACCGTTGGCCGTAGCGCAAAACGTGCGGTTATTGTGGTATCTTCCATTAATCTCGAAGGAATATAAGTTCTCTTTTCTGTTCTTATCCTCGTTATACTTAGTGTTTCCATTTATTAGGGAATCAATATATCCGGGCTCTTTGTCTGGGCCCCATCCTGACCCAAAGAATAGTCGAGCTTCTGGATAGCGACCTATAGCGATGTTCTTCAAATTTTTAGCATCTTCTTCAGAGATTCTCTTTTCTGGAGGAAGGTATTTATTAATTTCCTCTTGAATTCTCTTGTGCCCCTGGCCCCCGAATACTCCTAGGGTTACTGGTTTGTGTTGTTGTCTAGCATCTAACACATCCTTATCCCCTCGTTTCTTTCGCTCAATGAATTCATTATATGAAATTCCCATAGTAGCACACGCTAAATCTGAGTGCATATCTAGGCCTGTGTTAATCTTGGTTCTCAGATCTGATATGCCGAAAGTCTTGAAGCAGAACTGGGCTATAGAGCATAACTCTAATTGAGCATAATCTATCGCTATTAATACATTACCTTCCGAGGCTTTAAAACACGGCCTAACATCCATGGCTCTAGGAAGATTTTGAATATTCATTGAGGGGTATGGGTCTTTGCGCTTTAACGCTTTTCCCAACACACTCCATTTATAATAATTGGAAGCTCTCCCTGAGGATCTCCCTGTCTTTACAATACAATTCATATTAGGGTGTATTCTTTCGAACTTCATCTGGGGCACGTAGGTAGTTAATAGCTTTTCATACTTCATGTACATTAACCACTGATCTATTAATTCATCGTGTGGAAATTTCTTAAGGTCGTCGGATTTAGTGGATACTCCGCCCTTATCAGAGCGAGGTACATCCTCTCCGAACGTCTCTAGAATGTATTCCTGAAGTTTCTTCTTGCGCTTACTACCGGTTTCGCTCATATAGCCCGCCTCAATCAGGTAGTTTTTTGGGCCTTCGAGTAGTTTTAATACCTTATCCTCTAACTCACCCACGGATTCTTGATCTATTTCAAATCCCCATATAGTCATCATTCTGGAGTAAAAGTCGAATGCTGTTTGTAGGGGAGCTGTGTTGATAGATCCATATCCATAGTTAGGGGTGGAGTTCATAACAGTGGTGAACACTCTTGCGGTATCTACTGAATCTCCTATAGAGTAATCAATAGCTTCTTGGGGCCAGTCTTTTAAAGGCACGTTGTGTAGTTCGCTGTATCTTAGGCGCCAGATATCTGGGCCTTGTTTAAGATGACTACGATCCTCGCCTAGATATCTCATCACTAGGGCTGCTAGGCTGCAGGACTTGGATCCTGGATCTCCGTTAGTGGAGATTAGTTTGAGTCGCTCCATTATTTGAACGTCCCAAATCTTACCCGCCCTTAATAGTTTACATAGTATTGGGATATACTTAGGGTAGTACTTAGCGATTATAGAGAGTTCAAATGCTGAGTTTGCACAAACGATAGCATCAAATGAATCGTTTAATATTTCTTCTAGTTTATCTTCTATATCTTGAGTGGGGGCTATACCTATTCGGTTAATGTTACCTTTTTGGTTACATATGGCCCAAGAAACACACACCGGAGTGGGTGCCACTTGGTCTGGATATCCTATGAGAAAGGTCTCAAAATCGAAAGCTATTATCTTCACTACAGACTCCTTGTCCAGTTTCCATCACTATCTAAAAACATCGGCACTAACTGGGGTACTCCATTCACTACTAGGCCTACTGTAAGTACAGGTTTTCTTAGTGCTTTTTTAGCGTACGCGAATGCGAGTTGCTCTCTATCAATTAGGCAGCCTACTTGCATACCAAACATGAGTTTCTCTCTGGTGGCAAAATATTCAATACACGATTGAGTGTGTAGGTGTCCTGAGATACAAGATCTCCCGTAGTGTTTAACTCTATTAAGGGCTGCGTGAGCTCCGCTGGCTCCGACTTCATCCCCGTGTGTATACATGATATCGTCTATAATCAATTCATCGTGGAATTTCCAACCGCTCGTTAGGCCCATCCATTCATGGTACCCCTTGATAAAGTGTCGAGGAATTCCTGCCCTAACTGCTGCCCTCTCTAGGCGGAGATCGTGGTTGGAAGTTAAGATATCCCCCTTGGGGAATAGCTTACAGAAATCCTTTGTAAAGTCCAGTAGCTTTTGTATCTCTTCGTTAGCTGATATGGCATCTGGGTCTTTTTGCCAGGCTGTGAGACAGTAGCTGTCTGATAGATCGCCTATATTAACTATGTGGTTAGGTTTGTACTTATTCTTTACGGCCTTAAGGAACGCTAATGTATCCTTATGGTGGAACGGGGCTTGTATATCCGAAATAACTAGGATCGTTTTGTTTTTTTTCTTCTTCACACTATCCTCCCTGTTCTAGTAAATACATTTCCTCTACTAGAATTTTCTGAGTGAGTTATAAATTGCATATTTAATTTGTAGTAACCGAACCGGGGATCTATCCTATCAACAGAAGGAGTTAGTTTCCTATCGTATTTGGATATCTCCCAGTCCTTAAATAGGTTGTGGAAATCTTCGTTGTTAAGAGCCCAGTCGTAAAATTCTTGCTTATCTAGTATCTCTAGGCCGTGGTGATTTCCGTAGGGTCTTTGTATCCCTCTTACTCTACTTAACATATTTCTATAAGCTCTCATTAAGAATCCCTTCTTGGTCTTCTCGTATTTTTTTGAGCTCTTATATCCTGTTTTCTTTCTACGTATTCTTTGTAGAGCATTTCTTCTTTCGTTACTCATAATCAGTCCTAATTCTTATTTAAGGAATCTAATATAGAATCCTTAATCAGTCTCAGAAACATCTCTTCGGCCATGGGCGTTAGATCATTTCCTTCTAATGTATTATAGCATCCGATGAATATATCGTCAATCCCTTGACTTACTATTTTATCGATTTCATCTATAAAATCTTCTTTAGTCAAATTAGTACTCCTATTTTACTGGACAATGTCCGCCGGCACACTCAGCCTGATCGGTATCAAAGTCCTCTTCGGTGTTATTAAGGTTATTATAGCACACTTCTTTTAACGTGTCAACATAATGTTTAAACTCTTCCTCAGTAGTTACCTCTTGAGGGAGATATTCATATCCTAAGTCCTTGGCGGTTTTAGTGGGGTCCGTTCTGTAGATAAAACTTACTCCGACATACGAGGTCCAGTTTTTATCTAACCACTCGATTATTTCTGGGACTTCTTCTGGACTGTAATTCACGGTAATGGATGCATTCTGATCACACCAGTTATCCATGATCTTTTTATATCGATCTAGTTGTTTGATCGCGCTCTCTATATTAACCTCTTTACTCCCTGACACATCGAACTTCACTGAAGAGAACTCTACCGGAAATTTGATTAGTACTGACTCGGGCTCAAATGGTTTTTCTATTACAGAGTAGTTGGCGTCTTTAAATCTCTCCACTAAAGGGTCGTATTTAGAAAACGTAACGTTGTTGAAGATGTAGCGGCCTAGGGGTTTGTGTATTCCTTCTGGCACTTCACCTCGCTCTTTAGTTCCCATGATCTTACTGAGAGTCCCGCTCGGCTTAACTGTAGTTATGTTCTTAGGAACCGATAGTCCTAATTCATTAGCCATTGAGTACGCTGCTGATACTGCTACGTTACGTAATACCTTATAATCGTAGGCTGTTAAATCTTCTCTACACGCTATTCCCGTTAGGCCGACTCCGCATAGTCTTAAATAATTGTTATTCTTATGCCAGGTATCTTGTAGGATGCCGTCTTTCAGATTAACACAGGTTTGCCTATAGTTCATGCGGGCTACTAAAGTTAGAGCTCTCTCTAGGCCTGGTCGATCGTTAACGAATGCGTTTAGGTTTACTTCTGTGAGGTTACAGAACGATTTATTACCTAGCAGAATCTCGCAACATGGGTTGACTCCTCTAAACCAGGGAGCTCTACGACGGGCCTCCTCCGCGTTAATGATCCCAGGTTCTGATCCCCCGGCTTCATTAACTATGTCGAATACTTCCTGTAGAGATTCCTTTCCTGGGTACTTATCAAACACTAAGCTATTATTACTCATCTGTCTGTGGGGATTACTCTCCCACCAGTTTTTCTTAGCGAATGCGAACTCTCTCCACTCCTCACTTCCATAATCACAGAGAGCTATCTCTGCAGATCTACGAGAGCTAAGCGTCGTGCCTAGTAGGTTAACTATGTCTAGAATATCTAACTTGGTGAGTATTTGATCGGAGCGATTGGACATCAGTCGAGCAATCTTTTCGAAGGCCACACGTATTTGGGCGTCGCCGCTAGAAATCCATCCGTATCCCTTTAGTCGTTCTCCGGCGGGGCGGATTTGTGAGAAGTTTAGCACTAGATGTTTTGCTGGAAATTCACCAGCTACCAATTTACCAACGGCCTTTGCCCAAGCTTCTGCGGAATCTCCTACAGAGATTTCCCACACCCCACTCTTAGCATTAAACTTTTCTACGTTAGTCTCTCGACCTTTATTTTTACGAGCACTCTTGATAACTGTAACACTCTCTAGAGGCCTAATATACCCCGTGAGTACTCCTGGGCGGGGTTTGAATCCCACTCCACATCCTTGTAGTAATAACCACATTACGTCTACAACATCTCTAACTGTCTCCACCTCTGTGAACGAGCAGTTAAACTGGCAGGACTCCCTTGTTCTTGAAATATCCGTGCCTCCCAACCACAGAGTTCTACCTGCTGGGCACACTTTAAAATCTAGTATAAACTGTCGGAGCTCTTTTAGTTCGTTCTCTTGATTTGGTTTTAGAAGACCTCCTGTCGATCTTTCCCACAACCACTTTTGGTGGCCTATTACTCTATCTACTATATCTTTCCAACTTTCTAAAGTCCCATCCGCTTTAGGGCGGGCGTATGTTCTCATCTGAATTGCTTTAGCTCTGTCAGTTTGTTCTGTCATATGTTAATACCTCTTCCCGTGTTTGTGTTGTCTGGTTTTATTATACTCTAATTTGGCTTTAATAGCTAGGCCCAAATTATATTTAAATTCCTGGGCTGTGTCTAAGATTCGTATCATGGCGTCTGCTAATTCTTCTTCTATATGAGATATCGTGGGTACCTTAGTGCTTCGCGTATCTCCTTGGCGACTTGCTTCTAGGGCCTCGGCTAATTCTGATACTATCAACATTAAAGCTGTCCCGAATTCACGTTCTTCGTCGTGAAATCCCTTACTAGCTGCTATATTATAACAAATCTTTTGCAAAGTTTCTATTGGTTCTATTATATTATCCATAGTTAACTCTTCAAATCTAGGATATCCCCAGTCTCTAGGTTCGGTAACAGATTTATTATGGTTACACACATCACAAATTCCCATATGAAAAGTAGCCACATGTCCTTTAGGCCATGTAGCTCCGGTATCTCTCGCACAATCTGAACAAACCCAAGTAGGGTACTCTTTATTATTACTAGTCATTTTTATTAGTCTCCTGTATATACAAAAAAGCGAGCCTTTTAATGACATGCTCAGGTCGGGGGAAGGGGGGGGTAGTTACAATCTAGTAGGCTGGGGTATCGTTAGCAGCCTCTATCTGTGAAGTCATAGATCCACCTGACTTTACTTCGGGTGTTGTTCCTCCAGTGAATCCACCTACTTTACTAGTGAATCCCATGCTAGAGGATGGTTCGATTAATTCAACAATCTGAACCCCGACCAAATATAAAGATAGATATACATTAGCTCCAAACTGAGTTTGTACTGGATTAAACGCGATAGATGTCGTGGTCCCGTTTCCGATGCGTGGAGTGGTTTCTAATCTCTTTGGTGGATCATCACTATTGAACACAGGGATTACCTTAGGGCTCCCGTCTGACGTTGCCGCATTAGTCTTAAACTTAACGGAATACATACCACTACCGTCATTGAGTTCCTTAACTCCGGATACAAACGTGAGGTTCTTACCCTTGTTTTTAGGATCGGCCTTAGCTGCCGCCGTCGCTTGAGCTTCTAAATCTCTAATAGTCTCTAGAAATGAAGCTCCCTCTTCTGTGTTAGGATCAATCACTTGAGAGATGCTAAACTGAGCTCCCTTATCTGAGTGCTTGACCCCTCTACTTGCAAACTCACCGTTTACAAATCTTACTGGGTTGGTGATAAACGCATAGCGCGCCTCAAATACCGGTGTCTCTGAAAATTCATTTAATGTTGCCATTAGGTACCTCCTAATTTAGGCGATTTTGTGGATTAATTCTATACTTTCTTTTTTTAATGCTGTTAAAACAGGTGTTACATCTGGATCGCTGCCTATAACTAAATAGAGAGGAATAAGAATCGATTGTAGCCCTCGATCCTTAACGATGTTTACTACTTCCTGTGCTACTAACTTTCTATGGTCGAACTGATTTTTCGCTTTTCCGGAGTTAATGATTGTGTCGTCCGCTTCCTTAATTAGAACTAAAAGTTCTTCTCTAGTAGGTGCTTTCGAGTTCTGTTTCATGGGCTTAGTGTCCTTTGTTTTCTCTTTAGACTTATTATAGCATTTCTTATGTTTTTTCGCAAACACTTTTTCTGCTAAAAATGCATTCGTTGCAGTAGTTTCTATAGATGCAGCACTAAACCCCCTTTCCTGTAAAGATTTATACTCTTCGGGAGACATGTGTCCTTCACAAATTGGACGGTAGGGACATCCTCCGAAAGCGAATCTACACTTATCTACAGTGTTAGTTACTGCATGTAGGCCCTCATTCATATAGGCCTCGTATGTTTTAACTAGGGCTCGCGCCTTGGTGCGAATGGCTTCGATGTGTTCCATAACGTGCTCTCTAGTGAGAGTGTCTTGGATCATTGCGAATTTGTCGCGCTTAGCTTTTTTAAACCACTGATTGTGCTGTACGATTATTTCCGTAGCAGTAGGATCAACGTGAGTAAGAGCATAATAACTATATAGAATGAGCTGGTCATCATATTTCAAGTCCTCTTGTTTGAGAGCATACTTTTTAGTGCCCACAGTTTTATGATCTATGATGCGTAAGGTAGGTTCTCTAACTAACACATCTATAATTCCCATGAAGGGAGGTAGATCTTCAGCGATCTTAAAAGTTTTAAATTGATGTTCGACGTCCTCTTTAGAAGACAATTCAAATTGATCTTGCTCTTGCCACAACTTTAAAAACTCTATAACTTCGGGCATGGTAGGATCTGACTCACCTTTCAGGGCCTTCTCTACCTCATCGTGAAATTTGCCTCCGAAACTAGTGGCTTCTGTCTCGGGGGTTCTCATCTTAAGAACCTTATTGAGGATCCAGTGTAGAGGATTAAGCTCATGTGTCTTGAGTTGGGACACCGAGAGGTATTTAATTCCTTCGTGTTTAGACATATTTACTTCTCCATTGGTGGATTTGATCTCGTCGCTCTTCTAGATTAGATAGGATATTACTCTTAGCTACCATAGGTCCGTGTTGTATTATAAGTTGGGCGCTAGGTTTATTTAAGGGGAATCCTACTTCAGACTCCCTACCTGATTTAAGTTCCCACTCCTTCTCTAGAATATCAAACTCCCAATCCTCTAAGATTGGTTGGTGTATGACATAATATAAATATTTATGAATTAATAACTCCCATCCCATTCGGTTGACATCTTGAAAATCACTCATTGATTAGTCTCCTTAAGGTATGTATGTAGTGTGCGTAGTTTAGCGAGTATTAGATATTCTATGTCGGAGCCTAGTTCTAAAGACACGTCCCCTACCTCGTACTTTATCTTCTCCAATCCCATGATAACTACTTCTAATTCTTTACTGGGAATCTCTGTGATAATTTTATTCTTACGCATCTAGAACCTCGGTGGGTTAGGTTTATAATTGTTGTATGCATCCGCTACGGTATTCTCGTTGCGCCACATCTCTCCTTCCTTACTTTCTATTATATACCTTTCTCTTAATTTGGTCAACAATAAAACTTTCGCTTCTTCAACTGGGTACCTTTGGTCTCGTAGATCGCAGGCCGCTTTAAATAGTTTATAATGTCTATCCCCTTGATCTCCACCTGTCTTGATGAATTCTATAGTTTCCTTGGTTATCTTACCGCGGAAATTATCATCAAACTTTGCACCAAATAAACTCATGTGGTGAGCTGTGTTCTTGCTGACGTACCTAGTCTTAGGAGGGGGTGGTGGACTCCCCGACTTCTCCAACCAAGCTATGAAGGCCTGGTTAGGGATTCTACTGCGGCACTCTATTAGCTCCTGGGCGGATTGTTTAGAAACTCTAAAGCCCCCGCCTACTCTAGTAAAGCGGCCTATATCGCAGCACTTAGGGTCTACCTTGTAAGGTTTCATAATATTATACAGCCACCCAGAAAGCTTCTCCCACTCCGCTGCACTAGCTAGAGGAGTTTCTAGGGATATTACGAAGTGCATACTCTTAGATCCACTGAATACCTGGGTGCTAAACGGTAGGCCGAGTTTGTCGATAGTGGCTCGCTGTTCGTCGAGGGGGACTCCCTTACTGTCTGCCTCAAATTCAATAATGAAATTACGGTACTTACATACATTACGTGCTGCTCTAGTAGTGCCTGGTGTGAATGGGTTAATACTAACGAACTCGTAGTTCTTCAGAGTGTTGATTACATCTACAGTACTGCGAGTGTGGTTACTGAACACTGATTGTGATATGCAGATGTGATCTTCTGGGTCGAACAAAACCTTTAAATAATCTATCATAACAGATGTAGTCATCATATCTATTCCCCTAGTTGAGACTTTAGCTCTTCTTTATTATGTTGCATAACTTCGTTGATGTGGTTTAACTTACTGAATGCTAGCTGTAGCTGGATAGAGTCTTCTAGTGTCTGAGCTCCCCAGGCCTGGTCTGCTAGCGTCTTTTGTACTTGTGTTAGGGACGTCACGGCTTCTTCCATGAACTGATGTAGTTGTTTTAGTTCTTTCTTCTTCATCTTAACTTCCTCCAAACATTTGATTACATTTAAATACTGTGACTTTAGTGCCGTTAACCGACTTGCGCGCGCTCTCGAAGTTCTCATTACGTAGCTCGCGACTAAAGTAGTTAGGGCGGCACGGCTTCATCTTAATCTGAAAGCACCAGCTCTTGTATAAATTGTACAAGACTTGGATGTCTACCTCTTTATCTCCAGGTGCCAGCTCCAATTCCTCTAACCACTCTTGGGCCGATGTCTTGGCGGTCATTTCTTTCTGGTGTTGCTTAAGTTCCCCGCTACTCATGAGGCCTAGTATCGGTGACTTGGCTCCGTGAGGTATGGATTTCCACATCTTAACGTAGTCTATTTCGTTAATAGTGCTCCAATAGTTGCGAAAATCGGAGGTTTGTCGTGTGTCTATCTGTATAAACCGGCGCATCCCAGAGTAATCCCTGAATAAATCCACTAGATCGTCGTTAGAAGTGCCTATAAATGTGCAATTCTGGTCAACTACAGCTGTCATTTGAGTATATAGCACTCGATAGGGTATGGTCTCTCTCGTGATCATGGACTTCAGGGCGTTTTTATCTGTCTTATCTAGACGTTCTAGCTCTTCACACCTTGCAACAAAGTTCTTATGGAAGTTGTGGTACTCGTTTTTGTCTTGAACCGCAGATACCGGACCTTCGTAAACGTAGTCGCTAAGAGGGCCTAATAGTCGGCTAACTGCCTCAGTCTTACCGCAGCCCTGCTCTCCTTTAACGATGAGCATCATGTGGTTTTCCACCTTCTGCTTAAAGATCTTACGCTTAACCTGCCACATAAAGTGTTGTAAGGATCTGAATGTAAAGTCGCTGTCTCCAGATATGGCGTTGCAAAACTTCTTAAGTTCGGTGAACTCGGGATCTGCCCACTCATCATATCTAACCTGTTCAATGAATCGTTTCTTGTGATCTCTTTGAATGTCCACTATACATAGGTATAGGCCGCGCTTAAGGTCGCCTTCGTTAAAGCGTTCGTTCTTTTTAACTCCTTGGGCTTCCATGGCGCAGTAATAGTCCTCAATCATGTATTCCACTAGTAGTCTAAGGGTGGCGTCTGGGTACTCGCTCCAAACAACCCGCTCGTTATAGTGGATCTTGACGTTCTGTAGGTTGAGCCAATTGCGTACCCACTGCTTCGGATTTATGGAGTTGTCCATAGAGTTGTTCTTCTCTATGTCTCCTAATAACTTCTTGTATTTATCTTCACTCATATTAATTACCCCTGAATAATTGTCCAGAATACGTACAGTGCCGCTATGCGACCGGTTATCGCAAACAGCTCGTGCCATAGTGCTTTCCCTACGGCGTGTTTAAAGTCTTCCATTATGCTCCCCCTAAAGCTAGTCTTATATACTCTACTATAGGAAATATTATACCAAATCCCATAACTAATATCAACCAAATATGTATTAATGTTAAACCTGCGATATCCTTATCCTTATCCATAGTTATTACCAACTTCCTTTCCACACTAAGTGGATTTGCATGTAATCTTTATCATCCTCTATATCAAATCTATGAGACACTGTGAGGCCTGCGCAGTGGTCTGTTACCTTGCTCACATAAGAGTCTAAGTTGTGCATGTACTTACCTACGAAGTCCCAGTAAGGGGTCTCTATCTTGTAGATAACTTTAGACGCAAACTTGTTAGTACGTCTGTATTGATCTCTCAAAGATCTCAGGGTGTCTGCTAGATTATCTAAACTCTGGGGCCCGTCGCGTAAATCAAACGTCGGGGTGTACTCGTAATCTGAGTTATTCTGTGGGTTCGAATTTGTCATCCGCACGTCTCCCTGTTTCTTGTTCCCAGTTCTTATAGTCTTTAATGAATTGATATAGAGACTTCAAGGAATCCTTCAGACCTTTTGCTACTTCGGACTCTGGGATATTAATGTTTAACCATCCGGCGCACAATGAGTCACTAAAATGCCCCCATAATACAGCCGCCTGTAGTGGTGTTATCTTGATTCCTGTTCGTTTGTGCATGATTTCGCACAATTTATCACAATCTTCAGTAAAATGCATTAAATTAAAGATATATTGCGATAATCCGAACACTTCTATCGCATCTCCTAATTTATCCATGCTTTTCTTGGGTTTTCTCTCTTTTTCGTCCATTTATGTCCCCTTTGGTAGTTAGTTCTTTGAGGTGTCTCTTACCTTCTTTAGTTATTATACCATACTTCTCTAATGATTGCAACTGTTGTATAGTGCGGGTCCTAGACGCTTGCTCGTCGTGGTCCTTACCCATCATCTGACTCCCTACTTAGATACTTAGCTTTGATGAAATCGATAGTGCGAGACACTTCAAACCTCACTTCAGCTAACTCTACCTCTGTTAAGTCTTTAGGTCCTAGGTTATTCACTTTAAATACCTTACGCAGTGTGTACTTAGGATCTATGTGTGCCTCACCAAACCCCAACAGTCGCGACACCTCGTTAGTAGCATAAGTCGCTACCGCTTCCTCAAGCCGGCGTTCCGCTTCAGTGTGGTAGTGGAAGCCCATCTCGTGACGTGCTTTGTGGACGATTTCGTGAGCTGCCACGCCCCTAATAGCTTGGCCCCTAGTATACATACTCTGGTCGAACTGAATCATGTCAGAGTCGAACACATAACGTCCTGCCTGACCTAGGTTCTCAACGAACTCATACTTGATGTTCATGTCATCCATGAGGTCGGTGGTGTCGTTGCTGAATGCTACGGGTAGGCCGACTAGGAGTATGAGTCCCCAGCGAATAAGTTCTTGGGCCGCGTTGGCGGCTAGTAGGTTAAATGGATTCATTACACACCTCCTAGTAATCGTTTAAAGAACCTAACGATAGCGCCCAAAGGGCCTAATTGGGCGCTATCCTTGTACGTGTTGTAAGTGTTGGCCTCTACTTGTTCGAGGGTTCGGGTGAATGGTTGAGTAACTATCCGGTGGCGTAGGGCGCGGTTGACGATTCGGCGGTCGGTCTTGCGGGCTTTGTAGGCCTTGGAGTGGTGTTTGTTGGATTTGTGATAGCTACTCATATTACGTGTCTCCTATGTTAGTCTCTATAGTTATTATACCAATTACGGTATTTATCGTCAAGTGTGGAGCTAAATAACCCCGTGACCGGTTAGATTCTTACGGGGTTTGTCTTTACCAACCTTAGTTACTGGCTTAAAGTCAGTCTTAGTTAACGGCCCTCGCTCCTCAATCTCGTGGGACACGTAGTTAGACGCCCACTCTATAGTGTAGTCTATGAACTCTTTAGCGGCCTTCTTAGAGACGAACGAGCGTTCGTGAAGGTAGTGTGCCTTCGGAGCTCCTAGGCCGCTTATACGGCTCACGGTGGATTGCTCGAACTTGATAATTACTGTGACCGGAGTACCCTTCCTAGCTTTAGACATTGAAACCTCCTATAGTTATGACTAGTGCCTATACTATATATTATAACACTTGGGGATTTCGCGCGCAACCAAAAAGATCACGGCGGACAGATAAACTCCCGCTAGAGGCCGCAAAGTACAGAAACTAGAGACCTCGCGGCTGTCAGGACCACACACAAAACACACGAGATCTTAACAAACTACACCTAATCTTAACGAAATGACCACAACTAGGCAGATAAAAGGCCTGGTGGACAGATACGGACAGATAGAAGGCAGATACAAAAAAGGCTATCTGCCGTCTGAAAAAGGCGCTCAGAACGTGCTGTGAGGGCATAAATGGTAGTTAGACGGCAGATAGGCAGATAAAAACCTAGAAAGTTATAGAAATAGAATATGTATGTACATACAGAAACTCGTAAAAAATAAAAGTTTAGTGAATTGATGGTGTCCATCTGCCGTCTAGAGGTTATAACACTAAGCCTTAGTGACTTAACTAGGCAGATAGCCACAATTGATGAAGTCCGCCTATCTGTCCGGCCTATTGTCCAGTCCCCAATTAATCCCCAGTAACTACTAGCACTCGGCCTAAGACAGTGACAACAGTAACTACTAGCACTCGGCCTGTAGAAATGCCAGTAATTAGTGTTAAGTTAGTGTTAAAAAAGGTGTAAAGCGGGGAACTAGAGTGGTGGCGTACGATTATATAGTAGCTGGCCTAGTGATGGGGATTCCGACATTCAAAAAAATACGTACGATTATCACAACCCAAATAACCCCTTCACTCTCCCTTAACACTCACAGCACTGGCAGACGCCGGCTATCACTGCTAAAATACCGCTGCCCCCACATGGGGGGTGACTACGGTGAAAATAGTAGTGGTTTTGAGAGGGGTGACTGGAGTGAGGTGTGGTGAGGGAGTGTGGGGATTACGGTAGGGTAGCTGGAGGCCGGGCTGAAAAGACCCCCCTACGCACCCAAAGGGGGAGGGTGATAAACGGCCGTATAGCTAGAGATAAAATTTTTATTTTTTGAGGGTTTTACTAAAGCCATTACTTAGAGACCCTTTTTTATTTTTTAAGATATTACAGCGGAGATATCTAATGACAAAACACAAGGATTCCTACAGACGCCAACTAGCGCGCCTAGAGCAAGAGACACACAAGCGACTTCAAGACATGTTCGTATTGCTAACCCTATTGAACGAACGCCTGGAAATCCAAGAGAAAGCCCTTTTAAGCCTCGGTGTGGCCCCCGGATCGCTCGAGAGTGGCAACCCTAAGGGTGCTGACAAACTCACGTCCCTGACGGCTCCATTTGCGCCCAATCCGAACACCCCTCTATTCACCGAAGTCTATGGCGATGCGTTTCCCACCGCCCACCCTTATAAGGCGCCCAGTGACGAGGAGGCCTTGAATGAGTAATATAGGTAACCGAGGACACGACCCCGATGCCGAGCAGACGGTTAAAAAGAACCAACGAGACCTAGAGAGTGGGGTTCAATTAGAGTGTCTACTAGCGCTATTATTGAAAGAAGCTAAATTAACTAACAAGTATTTAATGGATATTGTAGGAGAAGACTTAAGATGACTATTATTAATGACGGTACTGGTAAGGGTAACAATGCTAAGGTAGACGGCAACAACCGACTACACATTCAAGGAACTACAGAAAATGAGGCTCAACACGCGGTAGAAGATGGTGATGCGTATAATATTAACTCAGGGAGTATCACACTCTCGGCAGCCGGAACTTTGTTGTATATTAAGAACAACGAGGACCAAGATATGGTTGTCTCAGCGGTCGCTGTAGGTACGGGTACAGGAACTACCTCGGACATAGGTGAGATCACCATCGAACGCAATATTACCGGTGGTGACCTTATTAGTGACGCCACAGCCGTAGCCATGAACCAAAACCGCAACTTCGGAAGCTCTAAAACACTCACAGCCGACGTGTTTGCAGGTAAGAGTGGAGGAACCTCTACTGGAGGGAATGATATTATCCTGTTTTATCACGGAACTAGCTCCCGCCTGTTCGCTACCATCGACATGGTGGTACCTAAAGGTAATTCTATTGCGGTCACATATGACCCCAAATTGAGTTCTGGTAACGTCAAGGCCTACTGCGCGGTTATCGCACACCTAAAAGACCCAGATTCCAAGGACTAATATCATGGCAGTATCTATAAACTTACTAGATGGTGGTGGCTACGGCGACCTGGCGAAGGTGAGCCCCTATGGCCAGCTCGTAGTGGCTCCTTTGGATTTCTCTACCGCTCACGCCGTAGTGGTCGACACTATTAACACCGCCTTTAACTTTGTGGGCCCCGTTATGGGTAAGCAATTCGTAGTCACAGACATCCTTATATATGCCGATAAGGGCGTGGGAGTTAATGATGCGTCTGTGGATTTGTATGAGGCCACAGGGAGTGACGTGACTACGGTATCAAAGGCCATTTTATGTACCGAGATGGTTAAGCAGACGACCCTGTCCATGACCGGGCTGAATCTGATTGTGACCGAGGGCCGGTGGCTCAATATTAAAACTAATGATAACACGATATTTGCCACCGTTATGGGCTATTATGTGTCTGTGGCGAGTCGCGACATCACCACCTAACGAGGTAACTATTGAACACCCTGAAAGAGAGCTTTAAGAGCGGCCTAGTACTAGTGATGGCGTTGGTTTTCTTACCCATCACCTTAGTAGGCTTTTTAGCGGACGTATTGAATCGTCGTAGATAGTAATTGCGCCAGTCGCGGGCATCGCTACCCCGCATATTCACCAGGGCGCTTTCCGGTTTGGGGTCCGTTAAAACCCCACCTTTTAAATGGAGAGAAGTTAATGGAATCTAAAAAACCTATCAAATTTGGCACCAAGAAGGCCGAGATAGTGGATAAGAAATCAATGGCCAAGAATTACGCTAAGGAGTTGTACTTCAAGTACTACACCCAAGAGCTAATTTCTACGATGGCCAACGTACCGTACGGCACCCTTAAAAAGTGGATTTATGTGGGCCTAAAGAACGAGGAACCTTGGAAGATCGAGCGCAGTGACTTAGAACAGCAGAAAATGGCAGCTATTGTCGAGGAAAAAATACCTCTTATTACTGAGATTACTGGACTGACTATGGTGGCTCTTAGAGACGGCCTGCAAGAATACATTAAACGGGGTGAAACCCCTTCCCTCCAAGAAATGTCCCAGCTTAGTGGTATTTTGGAGAAATCTTATAAATTTGGAGCCCTAGCTACTGGAAATCCTACTGAAATCACGGAAGTTAGGCCGACTAAGCAGATAACTAACATGGATGATGTGCGGGAAGTGATTATAGAACATCCATTCTTTGGAGATGATGAAGAAGAGGAGCAAAAGGACTAGTTATGGAATCTGAATATGACGAACTTATACAACAATGTAGTTGCTTTCAAGTATTTCCTGACATTTGGTTTGGATATATCACACCTACTAAATATGTGTGGAGTATGGGAAGTAGTCAAACACAATGCCTTAAGGAATTAGGAGACAGTCTAAAAGAGTGGCTGGACTTAGGAAAGCCCACTAATCTAGATATAAACTCCGCCTTAGAATTAATAAAAGCCGCCTACGAGGAGTATCAAGCCAATCCTGAACTAGCAGAAGAGGAACTAAACTCTAAGAGCACCACCATTAACTCGTATCATAGTGAACAAGTGTCTGTATTCGATGGTTTTGATGATACTCTCTGGATGTTATCGTGTAATATGCACGGAAAGGTCACCTTCAAGTTTAAGGGAACTAAGTTAAACGGCAATTATCTATTAGAATGTGACGAGTTAGGAGCTAAAGTGGGAACTAGTGTTTCTAAAGACGAACTTATAGAGTTCTGTATGTCAGCAGTTTGCTCACTAACGGGCATGAGAGAACGAGATATTAACGTATTTATAGAATTGGACAACACATAATGCCCGGACATAAAGGTAACAAAAACGGTATTCGATTTACCGACAAGGACAAACAAGCGATGTTTTCGTTTGCGCAAATAGTCGCGGACCTAAATAACGCGTGGCAACCTCACGAAGGTCAGGTTAAAGTCGGTAAGGCCTTGTTTAAGGAAGGTAAAAAGCGAATAGCGGTTCAGTGCGGTCGTAAGTGGGGTAAATCAGAATTTGGGGTATACGCCTTATGGTTATATGCCCTAACTCACCCAGGTGCCGAATGTTACTATATAGCTCCTCAACTTAAGCAAGCTAAAGAGATTGTTTGGGATAATTTCCGCCTACAATCGTGTAATACATCAGGAAATCCTCAATTAGTGGAGCATGCCGACAACCTAAGTAAGTATGTTAAGAATATTAGAGAGGCTCAATGTCGACTGAACTTCAAAAACGGCTCATTTATTAAAGTTGACGGGTCCGATAACTTCAATGCTCATCGTGGAACTAGGCCACACTTCATAGTTTACGATGAGGCTGGTTTTATGGACGGTCGATTTCACACAGTGATGTCCCCTAACTTATTGGTACACAAAGCTCCCTTATTATCCTTAACAACACCCCCTGAGACCGAGAACTGGTACATCAAATACGCTGAAGACTGTAAATCTAGAGAAGATGGTTACTACACTGAGGCTCCCTCATGGGAAAACAACATGATACCCGGCCTTAAGGAAGAAATTGAGAGAGAACGTAAGATACTTTATGCGCGCGGAGAGGGGGACGTATTTCAGCGAGAATTCTGTGGTAAGTTCGTATTTGGGGGCAGTAATGCCATATTTCCTATGGTAAATCCCGGTATGATGCAGAAACACGATGTTATTATCGACGAAATAGCTCGAGATAGGAAGAAATTACAATGGTATGCGATAGTTGACCCTGGTTATGTGACGTGTTTTGCAGTATTATTTGCGTGTTATAACCCCTATACTAAGCAAGTATATTGGCTAGACTGTATATACGAGACTGAGATCGCCAATATGTCGGACGACCAGATATGGCCTAGAATGGTGCGACGTATGATGGATCTATATCCCAATTCAACACTACCATCCTATGAGGAATTAGAGACTAATGGTGGATCTGATTGGGTTATTATATCAGATGAAAACCCCGCTGGATTTAGGCGCAACATTCCTAGTATGTTCGGAGTTTCAATTAGGGCCTCAGGAAAGAAACCTCTAAAGAAGGAAGAGGGACTGTCGCTCATTAAAGATCAATTAATTAACGATCGAATCACTATATCCAAACGCTGCGATCCTCTAGTTCAAGAGATGGTGCGCTACATTAGAGAACCTAACGGCAACATACCTAAAAAGGGAGATCACCTAATTGATACCGTTAGATATCTCAATCTAGCTATAAGGTATCAATTTCAGGTAACTGAACAGGTTGCTAAAGAGGTAGACCCTCTAGATAAGATAAAAAATAGAAAAAGTTTTAACCAAGATTTGGCAGATATGAGATTTGAAAGTACTGGAACAGATATTCCTCTAGACTGGGAAGGAGGCGACTATGATAGCGATTATAATATTTATTAACCTAGTAGAGTTTGTACTTCTAGGTATAATGGGTTATTTTCTAGGTAAGCACAATAGAATCCTACAGTGGCGACAGAAGCGTGATATGGATGAGATGATCAGGATTAGTGAAGAATTAGATATGTATGGAGGGGACTATTTCGAAGAGTCCGAGTGGGAAAATCCTCTAGATTACGTTGCCGAGTACAGAGAGGACGAGTCGGGATCTCTTAAGTTCGATGAAGTCATGCATCATATAGATCGACAAGAGGTTGTCAATAAAGAATTATTAAAAAATCCACACCGCGAGCTCGAGATAGAGATCGAGGACATGTACGATGATAAATGGGAGCATTAAGAATGTCAGAACAATATAGAGATAAACTACAGAGCCTGTTCAGTTCTAAGGCGGGTGAGTTAGCTATTAAGCCTTTATGGACAGTAGGAGATCTAAATTCCGAATCTAAAGAATTGGAGAGAGATCTAAGAAATTGGGCCAATGAGGCCTATAAAACCTTATGTGATGATAGTGAATCCCGTCATCAGATTATGTTTGAGAATCTGGCCTTATATATGTCGCGCACAATAAACTCATCACCTATTCATATATTTAAGGGTTCAGAGGTTGATCCGCGAGGGACTCAAGGAACTCGCCGTATTCGCATTAACCACTTACACGAGATGACTGAATCCCATATAGCATCGATAGCGTCTTCAAGACCTGCTGTAACGGTGCTGCCCAGTGGATCTGATGAATATACTGATAAGATAGCAGCTAAAACAGCTAAAACAATCATTGAAAGTATTTGGTATGACCAAGATATCGATAATAGACTAAGAAAGGTTCAGCGTAGTGCTCTTATCTGCGGCGAGGGATACCTTCTTATCGATTGGGATCCCAATGCTGGACCTCCACACCCTGCTTCTAAAGAGGCCTCGAGATTAGGTATTAAAGAGGTAGATCTAAAGGACGATGAGGGTAATACTGTAGAGACCGAAGACGGTAAGAAGATAAAGATACCCGCAGATGTTAGGATCGGAGAAGTTAACTACAAAAGATTGCTTAGTTGGGACGTATTTAAGGAACCCGTTCAGTACGGAAACGTAGAAGATTGGATGCTTGTTAGGGATTACGTGAATATAGAGACCTTAAAGGCCCAGTATCCCGATAAAGCGAGTAAGATGAAGACCTCGTCTAAGGAAAAAGTGTTCGATCTAGGTACTATGTCTCATAAGAACGCCGGAGATCGGGTACTGGTGTTAACTTTATATCATAGAGCAACTCCCCAAGTTCCTAAAGGTAGGATTATTAAATTAACTCCCGAGGTTATATTAGAGAACCGGGAGATTGAATTCGAGAGCCTAATTAGTCGTAGAATACTGCCCATTATTAGTTTACGCGACGGGGAAATCGACGGGATGCAGTACGGTTGGCCCCTAACAGTATTTGAGACAGGTAAAGGATTGCAGCAGGCCATCAATAACCTGACTTCTATTATTATCCGTAACCACTCAATCACCGCACCTAAGTGGGTTATGCCTATCGGATCTACGTCAGATAGATCTCTAGGAAATGGGCCGGTTATCGTTAAATATGACGCTAATGCCGGACCTGCGCCTCAATTAATCGCCCCGCCCCCCTTATCACAAGAGTTATTCTTATTTAGAGACAAACTCAAAGAGGATTTGCAGCAAATTACCGGAGTTCACGGTATTAGTAGAGGGGAGCCGCCAGGATCTATTAGAGCGGGAGTCGCCCTACAGTTCTTGGAGGAGCAGGAGATCAAGAGAAGAACCTCTATGATCGCTAAGTATAACGACTTTATTGCAAAGACTGCCATTATCACACTAGCTATTGCTGGAGATAAATATAGTGATAAGGATGGTCGAGTGGCTAAATTATTTGGTCAATTTAACTCAGTGCGCCTAAAGAAGTTCAAGGCTGCTGATTTAACTAGGTATTATGATATCAATGTTCAGCGATCCAGTGCCCTACCTGAGTCGAAGGCGGCTAAGATACAACTTTTACTAGAGATCTCGCGAGAGAGACCTAACCTGTTATCAGACGAGCAATTCTTAGATTTAGTAGAGATTCCTCGTAACGACCGACTATTTAACGTAACTACAGCGGCCTTAGATGCAGCGGAATCTGATTGGGAAGATCTCATATCCGGAGAAGAGTTACCCGCGCCAGAAGAGTGGTATGACCTAGTTACATATTGGAAAGTATTTTCTAAAAACATCCAAAGTAAGATGTTTAGAACCGAGGTTCCTGAGGAAATTAGAACTCTAATCCTAGATCATTTAATGGCCTTAGAATTTCTAATGGTGTCTAAGGGATCTGAGAATGGGATATTCGCGCAGTCCATAGCGGTATTACCTCAATTTCCTAGAATTTACAAGCCAAGTATTGAAGAGATTCAAGTATTAGGAGGTATTGCAGGTCTGCCCCCCGGACTCCCTGGAGAACAAGGTGGAGCTGGAGGACCTTTATTACCCCCACAACAAAATAACGAAATAGTCGGTGAAGACTTATTATAAGGAGAATATAAAGATGAGTGATTTTGAACCAACAGCAAGCCTGAATACTGAAGGTAATCTGTCTGAGGCTCAAGAAGTAGCTTCTGCAAATGCTTTCGAAAGTGCCTTTAGTGAGGCCGTGGAATCTAACAAAATAGAAGAGAAACAAGAAGAGGTAATTGAAGATGTCGTTGACCAAGAAGAATCTCCCGAATCCGGATTCGAACAACTCAAACAAGGACTCCAAAAAGGAAAAGATGCTGGAGATAGCAAAAGCGAAGAAAGCTCAGAAGAGCTCGCCGAATCCAAAGCAGAAGCCGAGCAAGGAGACCAAGAAGAAACTACTGACAGCTCTGCTAAAGAAAGCAACTCAGAAGAAGTAAAGACCCTACAGGCCTCGGCCGGGGATAAACAATTAGACATCCCATCAGACGCTACTTTTAAGCATAAAGTCGACGGGGAAGAGGTTGAAGTACCCTTACAAGAACTACTTAATAACTACTCCGGAAAAGTGGCCTACGATCGTAAGTTTCAGGAGCTAGACCGGGAAAAGCAGGCCTTCACAAGCGATAAAGAGGAGGTAAACAATAGCATCAATACCTTCTTTAATTTAGCTAAGCAAGGTGATGAACTAGGAGCTTTAGACTTCCTATTGGAAAGAGCGGGCGCAGCTTACGGGCTGGATCGTAACACTTTCCTTAACGGATTTGCACAGCAAGTAGAGCCCCAAGTACAACAATGGATGCAGATGTCGGAAGAAGAGCGTGCGGTGCACCAACTTCAAACCGAAAATGAGTATTTTAAGCGCCAACGAGAATCTGAAGCTCAGACACGTACCGAAGAGCAAACCCGAAAGGAACTTGAAGGACATGTTTCTAAGATTCAGGAAATTCACGGACTTGACCAAGCGCAATTTGTGGAATACTACGACCAAGTAGTTAGCAACCCCAAGGCTATTGAAGGCCTTGCCCCTAACGAGGTATTAGATCTAGTAGATAGATACATAGATAATACTAATAGCTTTTCAGAGGCTCGGGAAATATTAAGTGAAGTTGATTCTAGCTTAATCGCTAATGAAAATGCCATTTGGGATTTCGTAGATACGGTTCAGACGGTAAATAAACACCACGGCGGTGAGTTTACTAAAGAAGAACTAACGGAGATTGCAAAAGAGGTTTACGGTATTGACAAGGTGGCTAATGACCTTAGTGACCGAGTTAATAAAAACAAAACAAGTGCTAATTCGAAACCGGCTTCCCCGCCTAAGAGGCAAGATAAAGGAAACCGATTAGATGAATTTGCTGAAGAACTAAGAAATTATAAATCAAGTTAAATGGAGATTATATAATGTCAGCTAACGATGTATTATGGGACGGTACTCAGGTATCTAACCTATTTAAGATTAAGTACGACAGATTACTCGAAGATGGTATCTACAACAATGATAACACCATCCTAGGAAAACTTAAAAAGAATGAAAACAAGAACTTTGTTGGTTCTCAGATTGAGCTTCCAGTAAACTTCGGTTTCGCTGGTGGTGTAGGTTCCGGAAGTATTCCAGAAGCTAACCCTCGTGTAGTTAACAAAATGACACTTACTCGTAAGAAAGTTTATGCTAAGGGCCTCATTGAGCGTGAAGCAATTAAAGCAGCTTCTAAGGCTCCAGATGCCGGTGCTTTTGTTAAGTTCACCGAAGAGCCTGCTAAGGCAACTGTTGAGTCTTTCATGCGTAACCTTAGCCGAATTCTTTTCGGTAATGGTGATGGAAGTCTCGGTACAGTACACGCATCTACTGCGCCTACTGGATCTAACCCTTACGTTGTCACACTACAGGCCGCATCAAACCTCGCTAACTTTGAAGAGAGCGATTACGTTAATTTCGGTAGCGGAACATCAGCTTTTGAGATTACTCTAGTTACCGAGAACGATAATGATGCTTCTAGCCCTGCGACTATCACAGTTAACAGACTTAGCGGTAGCGATATCCCTGCTGTTAGTGATGTTGTTCACATGCAAGGTTCTAAGGACAACGACCCACACGGCCTAGACGAAGTTCTAGACTTGACATCAGGTACGCACGATGGTATTACTGTTGGACGTAGATGGCAGGCAACTCAAAAGGCTGCTGGTAGTTCTACACTAGATTACGACCTCATCATTGAAGTTGCTCTAGAGATTAAGAGAAAAACTGGTAAAATGCCTGACACAATTGCACTATCATTTACTCAGATGCGCAAGTTGTTGATTTCTCTCGAAGACAGTAAGAACTTCTTAGTTCCTGCTCAGGCTCGTGAGATCGACGGTGTATTAGGTATGTCAAACATTAAAATGCTCGTTCCAGGCGGAAACATGGATATTATCCCTGAGCGCTTTTGCCCAGAGGATCGTTGCTACCTCCTCAACACAGACTCTCGCTTCTTAAGTCTTGAAATGACTCCAGATAGCATGGGTTTTGTTGATGATTTCCAAGGAAGCATCTTCCACTCAGAGCATATTAACGGTAACGACCAGTACAGCATCTACTACGCACTATACGGACAATTCAAGATTGTTCCTACAGCGCACGGTGTTATTACAGGATTATCAACTTAATAATTAACTAAGTGAGGGCGGCCTTGTCGAAGGTTCATGATCGGGTGGCCCTCCCTCAATTAGGAGACACACAATGGGTGTAAGAAAATTTAAACTAAAAGGAAGTCAGGCCAAATCTAGACTTCACGTACTCAGAATCGACGGTTCAGCAGTTACTACAAGTGCAGCTAAGACAGGCCTAGATGAGGGTGCTGCCGATTTCACAGTATCAAAGGGATCTGGAGGCACTTCTAACGAAGTTACACTAACCCCAAATGAAGCATTCGCAAGAGTTCCAGTTATACAAGCAACTCCAGTAACTACTAACTGCCACATTGAAATTAAATCAGTATCTTCAACATCGATTGTTTTAGAAACTTTTCAAGTAGCAGACGGCACTACAGGTGTAGACGATGCAGACATGCATGTCATGATTTGGGGATCCGATCACGAAAGCGAAAGCTAATAGGAGGTAACCAATGGCTAAGAAACCAGCAATATTCGATGCTTATCGAGAAATTGAAGGTACTGCCCTAACTGCCTCTCATGCAAATGTAGGTGCGGTAATGGGATCTGACGTACACGTCTTATTACTGTTTAATAGCTGTAATAACACTATTCTAGTTAGTCTAGATGGCGGAACTACAGATACTCTTAAGTTAGATGCGAGCGAGTCAGTATCCTTAGACTTAAAAAATAGTAAATTGGTGTTAGCGTCTGGAGTTCAAATCCAGGCCAAGCACGACGGGTCTGCCCCTACGTCGGGCAGTCTTCGAATTACTGCAATTAGATCATAAAAAGGAGAAAAATATGACTAGTATTAATAAAGATAGAGCTATGGATGATAACGTTCGTATGATTTTTGGTAGCGGCAAAGACGCTTCCTTATATTATAACGGAAGTGATCTCAAGCTCGATCCAGCTGATGTAGGTAGTGGTAACTTAGTTATTTCTAAGAGACCTAAGAACCTGCGTTTTGAGTTCGACAGAGCTCCTCGCCCAATCGCATCTATTTCAGGTGCTGGTGGAGCGGCTACAGGAACTGCGGGTGATGAGAACATGCTAATGTGGCCAGGTCTTACACTTGAGTACCACATTCTAGGAACTCAAACCATCGTATTTCCATCAATGACTACTACAGGTCTAGACATCGGTTCTTTAGACCAGACAGCTAACGACGGCCTAGAACTTTGCCCCGGAATCAATTCTGACCACGACCAAAGATTTGTTGTCGGTACGGATGCTCCTTTCTACGCTGAAGCAAAAATCAAAGTTGCTGATGTTTCAGGAACGGACGATCTCGCTTTCGGTTTCAGAAAGGTTGAGGCCTACCAGGCAAACATCGACGACTACGACGAAATGGCGGTACTTAATGTTATCTCAGGTGACATTAACATTGAGACCATTCTTAATGGTGCTGCTACAACGACTACTGATACTACAGATAACTTAGCTGATGCAGGTACTGTTTCACTAAAAGTCCTAGTTAGCGCTGCTGGCGTAGTTACCTATCAAATTGATGGTGCTGCTCCAACAACTACAGCTGCTTTTACTTTTGATGATGCTGAAGTACTAGTTCCTTTCTTGTATTTCTTACAAGATACGGATATTGCAGGTACAGTTGAGCTCATTCACTGGGAAGCTGGACATCAATAAAAACTATAGTGAGGGTCTAAAGGCCCTCACTACTTTATTAACTCTCGCACATAGGATCGGAGAGTATTATGGGATTTACTACATTATCTAACATGGGCATCAAAGTTCCCACCCGGAACACCAAGAACTGGGACGATGAAATGCTCACCACCTTTACAAGCTTAGACGCACACGACCACTCTAGTGGTAAGGGCGTACAAATTCCGACCGGAGGTATCGCAGACGATGCCGTTACGGCCGCCAAAATACTACTTGTCAACAACGCTGGCCTGGAACAAAGAGATTCAGGAGGCACGGGGCGAGTATTAATCAATTTAAATGCTTCAGATACATTACAACTATTAGATTCCAGCGGCAACGAGCTATTAGAAGGAAGTGCAACAGCATCTGCAGTCAATCATATAGAATTAACTAATGCTGCTACCACAGCTAACCCAATGCTATCCTCAACTGGAGAATCTAATATAGGGCTTATATTAGGGGACTCCAATGATAACGAGGCCTTAATACTAGAATCTACAGCCTCCGCAGTAAACGAGATTACAATCACCAATGCGGCCACTGGAAATCCGGCACTACTCGAGGCCTCAGGAGAAACCAATGTAGGTCTTGATATTAAATCTAAAGGTACTGGAGCGTTAGGTCTATTTACCAACAGTAACGAGGCCTTGAATATCGACTCTGCGGGGATTATAACAACACCCCTACAACCAGCGTTTCTGGCCTATAACAGCGCCCAAGATTCTAATGCTACGGGAGACGGTACTGCAGTTACTATAGACTTTGATACAGAGGTATTTGATTTAAATTCAGACTTCGCTAGCGATACCTTCACAGCCCCCGTCACCGGGAAATACCTATTAAATACCACCGTTCTTATGCAGCAAGTGTCTGATGCGACTTCGATATTATTACAAATAGTTACCAGTAATAGAACCTATACAGTAGCTCAATGTGGGGGAGTTAACTCTGCAGATGCTTCAGGTAACTTATCGGTGTCAGGGTCTGCAGTAGTAGACATGGATAGCTCCGACACAGCATTTGTCAGACTAACGGCCTCAAATGGAACTAAAATAATCGACATAGTAGGTGGCGCTACATTACAAACATTTTTTAGCGGCTACCTAGTGGCCTAGTAAGGAGATAATTAAATGAGTTCAATATCAAAAATAGATCCGGGTAAGATTATTCAGATCGTATCCAGTGAAGGGATAGCGGGATCCACCACTACTAGCACCTCATTAGTGGATGTTACTAGTGGATCTCTTAGTATAACTCCCCAATTTAGTGATAGTACTATACTGGTTATTTGTAACTTCCAGGCTAGTCACACCAACGTCAGCTCTACTAACGTAACATATTTTGCGAGTGTTTTAAGGGGAGCTACCGATATTTCCGGAGCTAATAAGATAGAAGTTAGATCATACTCTGGATCGGGGGGTGAGGCTATCGACACTAGAGTATCCTGGATTGGAGTAGATTCTCCAGCTACTACTAGCGCAACTACCTATAAACTACAACACAGAGTAGACAACGGCAGTACTACCGGCGCAACTGAAGATATAAACATAACTCTATTAGAAATAAAGGCGGGCTAAAGATGAGCTACAAAGAAGTATTACTTAAACACTTTCCGGGCAAATCTTGGTCTATGGACGCTAAGTGTAAGGATTTTAAATCACTAGTATTCCACGATGGAACTAAAAAACCCACCAAGAAGAGATTGGATGAACTACTCAAACTACACTTACTAGAAAAAGCCAGTAAGGAGTTTCAAGAGTTACGCAAACTTGAATATCCTAGTATAGACGAGTTAACAGTGGCCTTATGGGAGTTATTAGTAGAGAATTCCGACGAGGCGTGTGTTAGATTGCAGGCTATTAGAAAAGAAGTTAAAGATAAATATCCAAAACCTGAGGCGGAATAATGGCAGGTAACATAGGAAAATCAGTATCTAGCTTAGGGTCTTTGGGACTATCTGCTGGATTAGGAAGTAAAGTAACTAGTGGTATTGCAGGATCTGCATTAGGAGGTCCTGTAGGATTGGCCTTAGGAGTCGGTGCTGTATTATTAGGAGGCCTCTTTGGTGGAGGTGGTCCCGATCCAGCGGAAGTAGCGGCCTTTAATGCAGAAGTGCAAAGACAAGAACAAGAAAAGGCTCGTGCCGCGGCTCAGGCTAGGCAGGCTAATGAGCTCCTAACTAGGGCGGGGGAAGTTAAGCTATCTAGTATAGGTCAACAGGGTGCCGGACAAAGCAGAGCCCTCGATAGAATTGTAGCCGGGTTTAGAAGCTCATTATTATAAGGAGGCCTTAGATGCCAAGACGTACAGATTTACTAGTAGATCAGGTTAGGCGCGCCACCGATAACGAAGACGTGAGCACCACAACTGGAATCTCTAACGAGGAAATAGTTCAATATTTAAACGATGCTCAAGACAAACTCCAGGCCTTGATTACTCAGCAGCATCCAGACGTATTTACGGTTGAGAGCACTATCGATCTAGTGGCTAATACCGAACAATATGACCTACCTACTGATATCTATTTAGATAATAGAATTAGCTTTGTAGAGTTTAAATACGGGGGGGGATCTGGAGATTATTTTAAATTACGTCAACGTCCTATAGATTATCGATATACAGTAACTAACGGAGATCCAGAATACTATATAAGACGTGGTGGAAAAATTTTAGTTAACCCCATTCCAAATGTCG